CGGTGTGCGCGGCCTTGGCCTGCGTTTCCAGGAAGTTCAGGATCAACGCCTGGGCTTTCGCCTCGGCCCGACCCTCAACCTCGGTCATGCGCGTCTGTAGCTGCTGCTCCCACTTGTCGGGATCGTCGAGCAGTCCCACCTTCTCGGGCTTGGGGGCCTTCAGGGCCTCCAGTTCCTCCCGCATCTGGCGCAACTGCCCGTCGAGATCCTGACGCTTGCGACGCTCTTCGCTGAGCGCCTCAAGGGGAACGGTCCTCGGGGCTTTCTCTGGTTCTTTCTCGGCTACTGGCGGCGTAGCACTCTCGCCCTTGGGGTCGCTAGCAGGTTCGCCCTCGTCTGTCACCGCACTTGCGGCGCTCTCCACCGCACTTGCGGTGCTTTCGGGGGTAATTGCGGCAGTCCCACTGAGAATGGCATCCAGGGAAGTTGTATCGGTCATCGGTCACTCCATTCCCAGTACGTGGGGAAATCACGATCACCCGATCGGCGGTGGCCCGTTCGCCCGTAAAGTCGGCGGCACTTGGGCAATAAAAAACCCGCCGAAGCGGGTCAGTAGCCAGAAGCCTGTTCCACGTGGAACTACATCGGCGCGCTATTCGTCGCCATCCCGGCTAGGCCCGCTTGGCCCGCCATATTTTCGATTTCCTTCTGCTGAGTCTCAGCGGAGATCTTTCCGACCTCAGCCTCAACCTTCGCCACCTGAGCCTCAGCACCCCGTTGCTGCAACTGGGCCTGCGCCTGTGCGGCGGCTTGCGCTTGCGGGTTATCGCCACCCTTCAGCTTCTCCATGATCTGCTTCTTGTTCCGCAAGGCTGAGGCCTCAACGTAAACCTCTGGCGGGAACACCACCCCAGCGCGAGCCAGGTCAACCAGGTTAGTGAACTGCTCCTGCTGCAGGCTCACCACGTCCGGCGCTTCGTCTATCGAGATGTCCACGTCCAGATCAGCAGTGGCATTCTTGACCCGAATGAACGCATCAGGCTGGAACTGGGCAATCTGCAGAATTTGCTGATCCTCGGGCGTCAGTTCTGAGGGGTCTTGTAACCCGTCCTTCTGCGCCTTCTCCATGATCGACTTGGCCGCCTCGCCAGCGGTCTGCTTCTGGTTCAAAGCGACAAACTTGGGTGCCCCCTCGTCGTCCCTGACCCGCACCCACTTTTCCTCGGTCCAGAACTGCCGCACCCGGTTCCAGGTCTTGCGATAGGTCTGCTTCTGGAAACTGCGAATTTGGTCAAATAACCGGCCCAGCTCCAAAACATCAGACTCCCGGTCGATCTGCTTTGCCCGGCCCGATTGGTTCGGCGAGGACGACGTTGACGCCTTCGGTCCCGTCACACTCAGCGCCTGACGCGCCTGATCCATCAGCGACTGCTGGCCCAGCGCCAGATCAAGGTTCTTCTCTAGCTTGGCTTCAAAACCCTGCCGGTAAAGGATCAGCCCATCGGGCTTGCTCGCCTCACGTCGCGCCAACTGGGGGTCATCAAAGGCCCCGTCCTCAGCCCACAACTGATTGACGTTTAGGAGATGCAGCGCCTTGGAGCGCCGGTCGTTGATCTCGTCCTGCAGATCCCGATAACGCCGCACCAACCCGTACCGAGCGTTCTCCCGGTCCACATAGGCCGATATCCAACAGTAGGGATGCTCTGGCTCCCCATCCTCGTCCAGCCAGGGTGAGGGACCGTAGGCCTCCACATACCCGAACTTGACGAACTTGGCCCGGTACCACTTGCCGCCCTTGCGACAGTATTCCTCAATCACCCGCACCCGCCGTCTGGAGCGGTCCAGGTGGAAATCTCCGGGCCGGTCCTCGTCAGACCCCTGCCCCTGCTTCATCGCAACCTCTACGGCGTCCCAGAACTTCACCTTGGGCCACTTGGCCTTGGCGTCCTCCAGGTCCATCCAGATAAAGGTGCCCAGATACCGCGCGTCCGAGAAGTCACGCTCGCTGGAATAGGGATCGTAGAAACACCGCTCCCAGCGGTTGCGCTTAATACGAATGTCCATCTCATTGCGCTTCGGCGCGGCGTAGACCTCAGCCCCACCAAAGCCCTCAATGAAGGCGTTTTCCGCCACGTCGCTTTTCACGGTCGGAAAATCGTTCGCATCGCCGATGTAGCGGAGCGCGTCCGTAACGGCTTCCGCATCGGCCTCGTGCTTTGGCGTCCGGGGATAGGCTTTCGGGTCGCTTCTCGATGACAACTCCAGACCGATCACATACTCGATCTTGTCCTTAATCATGTTGTCGATGATCGGCGGCTGCTTACGCTTCTTCAACGCCGCGAGCTTGTCCTCAGACAGCTGCTTGCCGTCGTAGTAGTCCCGGCTCAGTTCGGCCTCTTCACGGGAGTCGTCGGTGGCGTCCAGCCAGTCATCGAAGTTCTTGACCAGCTCGATCAGAACCTCATCTTGATTGTCTGTTACGCCCACCACGCTTCACTACTCTCCTGCTTCTCAAAGGCCCGGTCGTACCGATCTTTCTTGATCGCCGGGGCCGCTGCTTTACCCACTGCCGGGTGCGCCATGTCCAACGCTCGGGGCAACATCCCCAACATATCCACCGCGTCGTCATGTTTGCCAGCGGGGAACCCCAGTAGCTGGGTCAGTAACCGCTCGCCGTAGTCGTTATCCGGCAGTCCCACCAAGCCCATGCTCGCCATCGCTCTGAGGCTGCTGGCCCGCGCCTGCTTGTCTAGGATCGAGGCCAGCCACTCAACCCTGCCGTGGGCCTTGCGCTCTAGTCTCCGACGATTAAGGAACGGCTCAACCGCCCTCTGGATCACCCCGCCCTCACCAAACTCGGCAATGGGCCGGTGTCTCAGCACCAGATTCACATACTGCTCAATCCACTGACTCGGATCCTGCTGACCAAACCAGCCATCAATCCCCAGGTACAGCTTGATCCGTCCGTCTACCTGAGAAGCACCGTGAATGCCCAGCTCGGTGAAGTCGGCCTCTTGCTTTTCAGTGACTGCGAAGTCAGATGTGAGGTACTTCCGGACAACCGGGACATCCACGGGTTTAAACCGCCAAAACCACTCGCGCTGGAAGAACGTGCCTTCAGCAGGCTGCGGGTTCTGCTCGTACAAGGCGGACCAGTAAAGCGGCGGGGTTACCGACTTCAGCCGCGCATAGAACTCAGGGGTGAACCGTTGCGGCCATAACGGCTCCCCACTCACGGGAAGCTCCACGACCGTCCATTTATCACCACTATCCTGCGCCGCGAGCAGCCGCCCCGCCAAATCGTCCTCGTGCATCCGGTGACAGATCAGGACTATCGAACCGCCTGGCCGCACCCGGTTGTACGCTGTGCCGGTATACCAGTCCCAGACCTTCTCCCGGATGGTCTGCGACTGCGCCTCCAGCATCGAACTGAAGGGGTCGTCAATCATCAGGTCGTCAGCGCCGCGACCCATTACCGCGCCGCCGATGCCGACCGCGTAGTAACTCCCGCCCTGAGAAGTCCGCCACTGACCCCGTGACTTGCTGTCCTCCTGGAGCGTCGTGTCGAACAGGTTCCGGTAAGCGGGGCCAGCAATGCAGTCCCGCACGTCCTGGCCGAACTTCTCAGCCAGCGTCGAGGTTGCAGAGGCGGAAATAAAGTCCCGCGTCGGGGCTAGGCCCAAGCGAAACGCCGGGAAACGCTGTGAGGCTAACTGAGATTTTCCGTGTTGTGGAGGCACCAGAATCATCAGCCGGTCGATCTCGCCAGCTGCAACCCGGTCCAGATTCCCCGCTATGACGTGGTGAACACGTCCGGCGTCGTAGTTCGGCGTGGTGTACTCAGTGAAGCGGAGTAGATCCTTCCGTGAGGAGCGCCTCAATTGCAGCTCCGTCGCTGCTGCCACCTTCAATGATTGCGGTAAGTTCTGGGTCACTGAGTTCCCGCACGGCCTTGGTGTGCGTTACGTTCTGTTCAACGTTCGACAGTCGAGGGTGAACATACGGTGCAGCCTGCTTTGCTGCCTCGAATCGCTTGGCCTCATCGGCTTTAGGATCCCTTAGCAGTTCAAGGAAGTATTCCAGAGGGGTTATCCCGCCTTCTGCAACCTTCCTCTGGTATGCCGACGTCTTGTTCCTCGATCCGGCTGGGCGACCCATACAATACTCACAAGCCCCTGTTAATCCACGCCCCCAAGGTTCTTCACCCGGTACACGAAGGCTGCGTGTTCCTGGGTGTCAGCCCCGTTATCCAGCCTGACCAGGAACTGCTTGTCCTCGAACCTGTTGCCGTCGTCCTGGATCGCATTCAGCGCCCCTGACACCGTGATCTCCTGCTTGCTGGTCGGACTGGTTACGGCGGTCCAGCTGTTCAGATCCTTATCGGTGGCTAGGCAATGCAGCTTCCAGGATAAAGACGCAGGCGTCAGCGGGTCTTGGTTAGAGTCCTCGGACGCTACCGTGATGGTTACCGCCGATTTCTCGCTGATTACTTGCATCGCTGACAACTTCTGCAGGTTGACATAAAGCTAGCACCGTGCTGTCCCCTATTGTGGGACAAGCGGGACACTGTTTAACTAGTTCACCTGTAACCCATTCAGCCGCGTTTCTTCCACGTCCATCCCCCCGGCAATCTGGTAGTGCGCCTGATCCAGCAGCCGGTACATGTGGCTCTTCGTGATCCCCAAGGCTTCGGCCTTGGCATCCCGCTCTGCCCCCACCACATAGGTCACGAAAATAACCTCACGCAGCCGCTCAGGCAAGCGCAGATAGGCCCGGTGGAACGGTAGGACACCCCGAGGGATGCCGGTTACCGGGATCTTCTGGAAGAACTGCTTGATCGCCGCCCCGACTGACCCCTCCTCCACGATTCTCCCCATCACGCTTCGGGAGGAATAGCCGGTCGGTGACTGGCGCATATAGCGGCCCCAGGCCTTACCCTGCGAATGGATGAAATCTAGCACTACAGCACCCCCAGATCAGCAGACCCGCCCACACCGCAGGCACCCCCACCCTGACCCACAGGGGACTCTCTACGCTGCCCCACAGGGCTTTACCGCTGTTTGCGCCGTGGTCAGCATCGAACCTCTCGATAGCGTCGAGTACAGCGTCATTCAGCCAGCCTGCGCGGTGCCGTTGCATGAACGTGCTCAGGGGTTCGACAGCCCCGGCAGCGATCATGACGGTGACGCCCACGTCGAAGAGGTAGACCGGGAGGAACTTCCACGGCCCCCAGCCGGGCTGGTAGACGATGCTGTTGTCGGTCCTTGGTTGGTTTGTCCACGGGTTACCGGCAACCCACCCAAACCTACCCCCCTCCCGCGTGTGATACAGGTCCGCCTCTCGACTCCACAGCCACCGGAAGCCCCGCAGCCATAGCCAGATATTCCGCCCGTAGTTCTTCATTGCTTCCCGCAATCCATACGGACCCCAGTACCAACCTTTCCACCCCTTACCTGGAGCGCCTTAGCTGCCTCCTGGACGCCGATGGCGAGGGCCTCAATGGCCTTTCCCAGCGCCGTCACTGACATTGCCAAGTCTGGCGTTACCACGCCAGCCGCAGCGGTCACCGTGATGTTTTGCATCGTGTAAAGTGCTGGCGTTATCAAAGCCTCTTTTTCCGTCATGTGATGACCCTCTCGTTGTAGTTCAGCCAAGGTTGAAGGCCGCTCGGCTGTGGTGGCAGGACGCTAATCACACCACTCGAAGCGTTATAGCCAAAAGGCGTCCAAGGGCCGAAGGTGCAATCTACGACCGTGACACTTTGATCTTTCGTAAAGACATACATCACTTCGCCCATGTAATCACCCCTTCCTCTGTCCACTTGTCGATCTGCCGCAAATACCCGCCCAGCATGATTTTGTAGTCGCCTCGCCCCTCGCCATCTATGTACGAATGGCAGGAGAAACAGGCGTACATCGCGTGGTGATCGGGCGGCTTAATGCCAACCCCGCTATTAAATCCAAGGCGCAAATGCGCCAGAACAATCGTCC